AATGTTCGAACTAGGGATCTGGCCTTTAAAGGAAACAGCGGAAGCCGTCTGAACCCTCGTAAATCGGGTCTGGTAACCGCGCAAGACATCCAAACCACGAGACCAATCAAGGCTCTCGAGAAAAGGACCAATCGGCAGAAACCAGTCGACAACGAAGGAAAACGGCAATATCTCCCATAGTAGATTTACGGGATTTGTGAAGCCGGTCTGCTGGAGAAATGCAGCAGTAGGGTCCGAGACACGATATTGTATACCATACTTGACGTGCGTTCGTATGTATTGGTACATACTCCCGCCCGGCAAGTGGTTACTAATCGTAGTGAAGGACTCTTGATTCTGCTGTGTCGAAGAAGCAGACCCGGTCGCCCGGTGTACAGCTTGCGACCCTAAGGCCTGGTTTAACGCCAGGTTACCGAGGGCCCGAAAGCTACCGTCGATGTCCGAAAGCAAAGGCTTCCAACCATATTGAAGGGCTAACCAATTATTGGAAAGCGACTTCTTTAAGGAGGGAGAACCCTTCTTCTGGAAACGACGATGGCCATCGGAAGCAGAAAGGAGAGCGTTCACAGCACCAGGAATGTTTCCATTCTTAAGGCTGAGAATAGACTTCGTAATAGCACGAGCACTACCGGCTATCATTGAAGTCAGCTGTCCATACTGAGCGAGGTTTTGCGCAAGATTGGCTTGAACGCCAGCTTGAGCATCCTCGATCAGCTTCTGAATCGCTTTGTTGTTGGCCTCCGGAATATGTCCCGGAGTCCCACCGGTGTTGCTATATCGATCTGTGAAAGCACCGTGGTACATATGAAACCATACGAAACCAGGGTGCGAAGTTGCAAAGGTTATAGGGTCAGTATCCAACCTGACCCAACGATCAACCTTTACATCACGGATCACCACCGTGTGATTATTCACCGGTAGCTGGCCTTTCTTGAGTCTTTGGAAATTCGGGGTCCGAACGCCTGTCCAATCTCGGGAGTAACGGAAGTGTGAACCCAATGTCGTAGTATCGAAATACTCCGACGGAGAGAACGCACCTTCTTCACCCACGATATGGTGAGCGCTACGGAACTCGCTTGGCCTAGGACTCGTCATAAGAAAGACCTTGATATAACAGCGCTTGGCACTTTTAAAGAGCCAAGGACCCTGCTAAGCAATAAAGATCGCTTAGCAGACCAGGAAGGGTTCGAGCCGTCTAGGTAAAGAATAGGTATCCTCGCGGATGCCAATCCAAAATCAAGACGGATTCTACCTTCCATGCGACGACCGCGACGGTAGGCACTGCATACAAGGAAAAGCCGACGAATGGGACGACGGGTCGGAGATATGAC